TGCCTACTTCGGCGAAGTAGAAGTGCTGGTTGCCCAGCGCATCCGTATAGAAGTCGTCCAGCAGGACTGCGGCGTGTTCGTCGGAAACGTCAACCACCTCGCCGCGATTAACCACGCGCTCCACGCCGAAGATCGTCGGGGCTACGTACGTCTTGCCGGCTACCATTTTGAGTTGTGCCATTTGATTCTCCTTACCTTTACCTAGAGGATTCAGTCTTTGCGGAAGTAGGTCAGAACGACCTTGTTACCCGTGGTGACATCGTTGATCTGGATGTTACCAGCGGAGGTGATCGAGGTAACGCCGGTACGGTCAACCGGGACGCCAGCCTCAAACTCGATAGCGGAAACGATGGTGTCTTCCGTCTCAATACCTGCGACAGCAATGTTGGTATTCGCGGCTGCGCCAGTCAAGACAACGACGGTCAGACCTTGCAGTTCACGAATCATCGCCGCAGCCGAGCCTGCACCGGTACCTTGGAAGCCGGTACCGCCGTGGCCTAGCAGTGCGTTTTGCTCAAGTGCCATTTACTTCTCCTTTGAAATCGATTTCAAACGCGACAAAGGGGCCGAAGCCCCCGGTGCCGCTACCAACTTAGATGTTGGTGTACTTGACCGTTGCGTCTTCGTCTTCGATACCCAGAGCGACACGGGCGGTTAGGACGATGATGATTTCACGCGAACGGATATCCTTGTCGGTTTCGACTTGGAGTTGACGCTGAATACCGAAGATCAGGTTCTGCGGGTAGGTGAAGATACCCGAGTTACCAGTGCCTTGAGCGGCCAGCATCGGGGCGGCTTCAACGGCCACGCCTTGAGCGTAGATCGGGCCACCTTGGGTCAGCATCGAATCGCCGTAGCCGGTGGCACGCTCAGCAACCTTGGAGCGGTACTTGATCGTGTTGGCGACGGAAACAAAATGCTTCATCTGGGCGATGTTGCGCAGATACTTCTGCGGCATGGCCAGTAGACCTGCGGTGAACATGGTCGGGGAGACACCGGCAGAGGCGTTGTTGACCACATGCGAGGTCATGCGCTTCAGGTAGCCGTCTTGCAGGGCGAGGAAAGCATCACCCGAAGCGGTATCGGCGAACAAAGCAAATTCCTCGAAGTCCACAGCGGCGCGTTCAGCAATGAGGCGCATGATGTGGGACTCGAAGGATTCGCCTTCGATGTTGTCTTCCAGAACTTCGTAAGGCAGGCGGACTTCCGCGATGACTTCCTTGGTGTTCAGTTGGATTTGCGAGGTCGTCGGCTTGGAACGGTCAGCAGCCGCGAGGTAACGATTGTTGACGCCGGTAGCCGGGTCGTCGTACGGGGTGGTGCCTTGCGGTGCGGCCTTCAGGATACGAGAACCGAAACCGATCTTATTGATCTTGCGCTCCGGGGCGCTCATACGAATCTGACGCACTTGGCGCAGGATCGTCGGTTGCTCCAGAAGCAGATCGATGAAGGTGTTGGCCTGCTCGGGGTCCAGTAGACCACCGTTGGCGTTTAGGTCCGCCAGTACGAGGTCAGCACGGCGAGCCAGTTCTTGATTGGTAAGCATCTTGTGTTTCTCCTTGGAAAGAATGAAAAGTCGTGGTGGCTCGTCGGTTACTTCTGGCTACCGAACATGCCTTTGAAAACGTCCTTGCGCTGGGTGGCTTGTTGCTTGTCGTCGGCAGCATCGCTACGGACAACGGTCGAGCCCTCCAGAGACTGCACACGCTCAGCAACGCCCTTGACGGACTCGCCAAGGTCCTTAATCGAACGCAGGACTTCAAGCAGGGTTTCACCAGAAGCATCTTCCTTGGAACCGGACTTATCGCCCTGTTCGCCGGTAGTGCCATCGCTGCGCTGCGCTTCCGCTTGAGCCGGAGCGGCAAGCGAAGACTGTAACGTAGCGAGTTGAGTGGAGATACCGGTCATGGCATCACCAATCATCTTTTCGACATCGGCACGCGTAATGCCGTCGCCGTTCGGCTTGGCTTCAGCGGCATCGGTAGCGCCGGTAGCTGCACCGGCTTCAGTGGCCTTGTCGTTCGCGCCGGTTTGATCCTGACGCTCTACGGCTTGGCCGTCTTGCCCCTTGTCTTTGCTCATTAACTTCTCCTTCTCAAGGATGGAACGGTTAGCAACAACGACCCGTGCTGGGAGAGCGTCCATCAGGGTCACAATATAATCGGCAAACTGCGTAGTGGCGTTAACGACCAACTCTTTGCGCAACGTGATCGGCATATCGCTGTAGAACAGAATACGATCAACCACGCGATTCAAAGTGTAAACCGCTTCCTGAGACATCTCGCAGAATTCCACATCCGCCATTGTAGCAGCGAAATCCAACTGGCCCCAACCCCAGCAACCATACGCAGCGTCATTGATGACGGTAACGAAGTCTTCCGGAATATCTTGGGAGTCGGCCCGCGCTACGACGAACTGAACACCACCATCTACCTCAATCTTACGCGTCTCTGCACCTTCTGCAACCGTAACACCCCGACGCGCAACAGTCTGTTGAGCGCCATTTTCTACGGCGAGGTTTGAAAAGTCAATATTACTACGCTTGCACCATGCAGAAATATCTTCCGGGTCCGGGAAGTAGTCAGCGGCAAACTCGATAGCCGCAACAGCGATGTGTGCATTTGCGGTGTCTGCGCGTTGTGAAATCGGTTTCAAAATCGTAGCGGTGCAGTCGTTGAGCTTGACGTTCATCGTCTCGGCCCCGTCCGGTGCATCGGAGCAACGCACGCGTTTCTTGTCGTCAACGGTTTCAATGTTGAACTCGGAGACTCCCCAGTCCGCCATGGTCTTCTGAATCTGCTCGTCGCTGACACTGACCTCGAACTCGATGGAAATCAGCGGCTCGGCACGGCGAACCCGCTTACGTTGAATGTGCGGTGCGGTCATAGTTGTTTCTCCATTGTCGTCACGAATTACCTTGAAAGCTACTTGATTGGCGGGTCGCCCCACCAGCGTTAGGAACTTGGGTTTTACGATGCGGGCTAGGCCGACATCCTTGGTTACCTCAGTCATTTACCTTCCTTCCCGGAAACTAGGTTATATCGATGGCTGTGCCCTGCCGCAGTGTCCGTGACGGTGTGCTGCGTGATCGTATGGGAGTGCCCGTTGGTTTCATCCGTCCCGCCCGAAATAGGGCGATTCTCGGCGTCCATTATCACCATGAACCCGTGCACGTGACCGTCGTTAAGGTCAGGCTCGGTGTACCCAGTGCGAATGCCGTCGTCGTCCATTTTAAGCGTTCCCCTCAGAAAAGCAATCAATGCCTCGTAGGAGTAGCCGTTAATTTCGTTGTTGAGTACCTGCTCCCAGATGTCGTCATCTTCGATCTTCATGGCGACAACCCACGAACCTTCGATGAAGTCTGGATCACCGGGGCGGACGATAAAGCTCTCAACCACGTAGACGGAGCCGGTAACGTCAATGTTGTCGTGGTTGATGTCGATGGCAAAGCCGACACGCATGAACTCGTATGCCGCTTCCTTGACGCCCTCGTGCGTCCAGTAGTCCCCGTAAACGTTTGGCGTTTCCGGGATCAGGACTTCAGCAAAGACAACCCGCTCCCACGCGGGGTTATCTGCTCGGCAGTGTAGTCGGATTTCCGGTCCCATCATTGCTGTCCATTCTCGGGCTGCTGCATACCGACATCTCCGTTATTGGGGTCCACGTTTGTATTCGGGTTTTCGATCTTCTTCGTAGCTGGGTCTTTTTGGGCCTGCCCCGCCTGCGAGGCAGTACCGCGAGATACAAACAGGATAGGCTTGTCCATCCAGTCTTCGTAGCCCTCTTCGCCGTCTTTCGGGTACTCATCGATCTCAACCTGAAGCACTTTGTTACCTAGTTGGTTAGCCATGCGCGGCGTGAGTGCGCCCATCGTATTGAGAGCGGTCATCGACTTGATGATAGTCTCAGCATTGGAGGTAAGCGGTACGCGGCTGACTAGCTTGCAGGTACGAAGGCTAAGGCCAAGCTCGTTGTTTACTAGACGCTTATTGTAGACCTCATCGAAGATGTTACGTAGCGGGAGGTAGACCTGAGACTCCGCGATGAACGCAGAGACGTTTGCCGTGGCGAAGGTGACATCCTGCGAGAGGCCCACAGCAACGGGCGGTAGGCGGAAGCTGGAGCGAACTTTGGCTTGGTTGGACTCGTCGTATTCCTTGAAGAGGCCATCACTCTGCCGTGCGTCTGTCAGCTTGTCGATCTTGAGACTGACTGTCCCCTTATCGTCTAGGCTTTCACGCTCCGGTACCGCTTCAATCAGGAGCATCTTGTGCTGGCGCTCCGCCCCGAGACCTTGCGTCTGGAGAATATCGTGGAGTTCTTTGTATGACTGTCGAGTTAGTCGGCCACCGGCCACAGACATAATCATGGGCGGGATCGTGTTGTCCTCGAAGTAGCGCAGATTGCACTCCTCCGACTCCCGGCTACCCAGAATAGACGGAAGCTGGTTGATCCAGCGCGGTACGCCGTATGGGTCTTCAGAATTTTGCCTGATATGTATGACCTCAGTAGCACGAACCGCCTGCGGGCAGTTACCGTATTCGCCGGTCTCCATGTTCAGTTCCCGCTGGTCGCCGAACTCCTTAAAGAATCGGGTCTTGCCGTTCACGATCTGTACGAAGCGGCGGAAATTACGGTACTCAGTAACTTGGGCCGTGCGCCGCCCGCGCATTACATCGTACGTGACCGCTTGCGGCTCTGCATCTTTCGGGAGGAGGCGCGTATTGCTTGACTTGGCGTGGCGGAGGAGGGTGATGCGGCCTTTACGATCACGGATAACCTCAAGGAAGCCGTAGCCGTAGGTCTCGTAGTCTTCTACAACCTTTGCGTGAACGGTAGTGATCGACTCTTCAGAGTTACAGGCATCGATAAAAGACTGAAGCTCTTCCTTTTCCCCATCGTCAATATCTTGGTCAGTGCGGGTAGGGGCAATATCGAAGCCGGTCATGGCTACGTTAGTTACCATGGCCGCAATGCACTGCTTCAGCATATTGGAGCGCTCAACGCAGTTATAGAGGAAGCGTGGGTCGTAGGGCGGGGATAGGGCAGTCTTGCCTAGCGTAGTGACGGTAAAGGCATCTTCCTGCTCGATCTGTCGGCTAGTATCGGCTCGCTTAGTGGAGCCCAGCCCCGTAACACGCGTCTTTAACTGTGGTTGGCGTATACGGCGAATTCTCTGGTCAGTCATTGGGTCTCCTGCTTGCCTTGATAGACGTAGCCTTTGGCCATCATCAGTTCATTGATGTTGGTTATCTCCTGCCCGTCTTTGTGAATCACGTAGAGCGTAACCATCCACCCGCCCTTGCCTTGAGCGTGAAGCTCGATACAGCATCTACCCCTTGTCACCAAAGACTTGAGGGTGTCGCGCACCGCCCCGGCCTCTGTCCCCTTAGCCGCACGGAACGCACTAGGCGTGTCTACGCCTTTAAGTCGCGCACGGACTCGTTTGAATAACCCGTCCACCCCGAGGTTGACCAACAGAACTAGGTCGTCTCCGGAATGCACTTCTTCTACATCTACGTCGTACAGTCTTTGGTCATGGCTCATGTTATGCACCGTCACGATTGCTACACCGGAAAAATGAACAGCGCAAGTATATCAACAAAAAAGCCGACTGATAAACAGTCGGCTCATTTGAAATCAATTTCAACTTCGTGTGACGTTGGAAATCCAGTGTGGAAGCTCCGGTGATTCCCAGAGAAGTACGCCGCGAAGCTCATTTAGGTAGATGGCGAATATACGCCAAGTTTTTCTCCCCGGCATGTGCAAGACCTTGAGATACGCTGGCCTTGCTGGGTGTAGACCCGCTGGGAGGGCCTTACCTACGGCGTCCACGAAGGCTTCCGTGAAACTAATGTAGGCATACCCTGTGCCCTCCCAGTCGCATACGTGGGCGACACCGCTAAGTAGCGTATGCTCCTTCGGTCGCCTCGCGCTTTTGAGCCCGTACTTTTTGAGTTCCTTCATACACGCAATCTTGCTCCAATTGCTACGCGACGGTTCTTTGCCGCCCCGACCATGTGAACCCCCGGCAGCGAGCGTGCTACCTCTGCTACCTCGTTGGGGTTGACCCCATCGGGCGGGACAACGACAAGATACACCCCGTCCGACCAGTTATGCAAGCTATCCTTCCAATCCGGCGATTCATACCCGCGAACGATGGATAGCCTGCGAAGGTGCATAGCGCTTATCAGGGCGTCGTATATCTCGCCGGCCCGCTGGAACTTGCGCATACCTCGCTGGGTAGGGGCATTGCGGTGACCGTCAGTTACTGCCTCCTCGCTGTAGAGGAAGTCGGAGAGGACCGAATACTTGCCCGTGCGAATATGCTGGAACTGCCGTACCCCGCCCCCATGGTAGGTAGGGTGGCCTGCGCCACGCCATCCGTCACCCGCCTTGGCATAGAAGTATAGGGCCTCATCCTTCTGTCGCTTGCGTGTTGCGGGGTTATCCGAGTATGCAATGTACTGCGGCTTGCGCTCCCCGATGTACCGGTTCTCATATAGCGCCCTGCGGTGATCCCCGCTATGAATCTCGGAATAGCGGGAGCCTACGCAGATGAACGGTGATTCTGAGTAGGAAATGACCCGCGAGACCGGTAGGTTCTCGTCAATCCAGAACGAAGAGACGGCAGGGGCCTCCTGCGAGTCTACTCGCTCGTGGAGCATGACATCGCACGCTGCTCCCAAATCCCAGCGATGATACGAAGGCTTGTCCGGGTCCTGATACTTGACGATGAGCCGCGATAGCTCGGGGGAAATGTATCCGTATGCGATGGAGAGCCGGCTGTACTCCAGCAAGGGCTCTAGGACATTTTCGCATAGTGCCTTGCCCTCCCGCAGTTTCTTTTTGTCCCCGTCAAAAATATTGGGGTACCCCTTGGCGTATACCGAGTTGCACCCCATAAGGTCTGACAGAAGAAAGTGCCTAGACAGCCGAACCGTCGTCGGGTCGATATAGCTTTCTTGTGGCATGAGTAATGGCTACTCCTATCTGTGTGAACAGCATACGCGTGTCCGAGTTATTTTCGAGTACCGTATCGATGTACTTACGATCTATGCCGCGCTCAGACCGGTGCGTATCGTCGGTAGAGTAAAGGGCATCCGGGCGTGTAACCTCCCAGATAAGCCCTCCCGACTCCTTAATGGCCTGAGCTTCGCTATCGAATCGTACATCGGGCACTACGGCGTAGTGATGACCACATGCGGCCTCGTCCTCTACCGTGCGAATCAAGAGCCGCGCCCATAGGTCGGAAATGACTAAATCACGACCCCATTCGGTACCTAGCGTCTGCATGAGGTAGCGCGGGGAGCGTCCCATGAGTAGAGGGTGCGGTACCTCCTTCACGGACGGGTCATGGAAGAAGTAGTCCGGGACCCCAAAGATTAAGGCTAGTGCTTTCTTGATGGGGTCAGCAAACGAGTGCTTACGGTAGCCGAATATCTCAACTAGGTGATCGGCGACTGTATCCTTGCCTGCACCCTTCCGGCCTGTAATACCGATCAATGGCGGGAGCAACGTACGGGTAAGCGTTTCCATAATTAGAGGTCGATAACGTTGTTGCTATCCGCGCCGGAATGCTTGGAGCAGAAGTTGTTCGGACGGACCGGTGGATGGACCGAAATAGGTTGCGGCTGTACGCCAGTCATTGTCTGGGCCATGATGACTTGTACGGTAGGCGGTGCGTAGTGGCAGTGGTCTGCCTCGTACCATTTGCACGTGCTGCATGTTTTCACAATGTACTCCTAGAAGGTAAAACGCCCCGCAAGAGGCGGGGCGCTGGGTTGACGCTGGGTGATTTACTTTGCGCCGTCTTTCAGCTTCTTTGCGAAGGTGAACTTCGGGACAGTCTTGGCTGGGATGGTGATCGTGTCACCGGTTGCCGGATTGCGCCCCTGCCGCGAAGGGCGGTGCTTCACTTCGAGTTTGCCGAAGTCTTTGATGGTCACAGCTTTACCCGACAGGAAGGCACGAGACATCTCCTCGAACGTGGCGAGGATGACTTTCTCGACAGTTGCCTTGGCGACGAGGGGCAGCTTGGCTGCAACGTTGTCGCGCAAATCGACCAGCGAGTACTTTTCGCCGGGGGTAACTACGGGTGCTGCGGGGGTAGATTTGACCGGTGCGACCTTGGTCGGGGCCTGCTTGGTCGGCGGGAGTTTTGCCATGTTCACCTTCTCCAAATGAAATTGATTTCAACCGCAAAACTGCGGAACCATTGCTACTTTAGCTGCAAAACACGAATACCGCAAGCGTCAGAGCTAGTGCAACGTTTTGGGTTGCTCTGTATCGTAAACAGTAAGCGCCTCCGCGACGGCAGTTGCTGCAAGCTCTCGCACCTTTGCTGCGGTGTGCGCCTCTGCCTCTTTCTCGCTAACAAAAGAGACATCGGAGCCCAGCTTCTCCTTACCCTCGTAGATCATAATGCGGACCATACGCTCCGCTAGGACCTTGATATCTCCTTCTTCTGGTAACTCACGAAGCGCTTGGATGAACGCATACATTATGAATAGCGAATTGAAGACGTTATGCGGGTGTAGAGTCTCCCGCACACGATCCATGGACGCATCGAAAAACTCGTAGATATCGGCCCACGAGTTGATCTTGTCTAGCAGATTTTTCTTGGCTAGTGCAAACTGCTCGTCTTTGGTCATGGCTGGGCCAACTGCCGCTGTAGGTCCTGCTCCGGTAGACGAGACATGACAACACAGAAAGACCAGTCTACTATTTTGTGCAGTTTGTCGTAGACATCAACGCCGGCATTATCTACCGGTGAGGCTAGCGCCCCTCCAGCCTCGTTTGTCGTGGTTGCAATCTGGAAGCCAGCTTGCGCCGCCGCCGTGAGTACATCGTTCCGCGTGAACGTAACAACAGGGCGAGTGAACCTGTTGGATAGCTCCGCTGCGACTTCCGCAGCAACCGCCTCCATATCGTAATCGGTGAGGCTGAAGCGAAGCGTGTTCTGGTCCTGCTGCGCTCGTTGGCGAATCTTGTAGCGAATCAGGTTGGTGATATCGGAAACTTGCATTGTAAACCTCCTTTATAGAATGCCTGTGGCTAGTGTAGCGCATACACCGAGTAAGGCGTCCTTCCACGCGCCCCAAATTTCGGCGGCACCTTCGTCCTGCGCGAGGATAGACTCAAGGGGCATGTTGCGCCAATCCTCATGCGTGTGGTTCATGCAGCCGATAAACATGTGAGTCGGTGTAATCAGGACAAGGTGGCGCAGTCCGTACAGCGCAATGTGCTTCTTGCTGATTGATACGCCGTCCATGATGGCGGACTCGAATATGCAGTTGTTAAAGATTGCGCCAGAGAAGTCCGCTCTGGTGAAGTTTGCACGACGGAAAGAGGCAGAAGTAAAAAGTGAGTCGTCCAGAACAGCGCTACGTGCGTCTGCGCCTCGTAGGTCGGCTCCCCGAAAGTCGGGCGTGTAGTTCAGTGGGGTGTCCGCCTCCGGTCTGGGTAGGTCGAACTCGACAATCGGGCGGATAATTTTCGGCATGTGTACCTCTCAGCATTTGATGGGTTCGTGGGGGTTGCGCTCGTACCGCTCCGCCCCCGGTGTGTGCTTCTTCTTCACCTTGCCTGCCTTACCGCGTGCTGCTTTTTCGGCAAGCTCAGCATCAGAGGACACAACCATGCGAATATGGCCGCTAGGCCAGACAAGGTGATACTCCTCTTTGCCGGGAGCGATGGTTCTGGCGTGCCGAAGCTCTGCAGGGGCCTCCGGGGTAGGCGGGGCGACAATCGGAGACGGTACATTAGGCTGTGGCTTTGGCATTTTTGTCCCTCGGGAAGATCAACTCCTCGCCGATTACGGAGTCTATACGGCGGATTAGCGTCTCTGCAGGTACCCTAAAGTTAACCACATTAGCGAAAACGGTGTCGGTTTCCTGCTTTTCAAGAGCGTATTTTAGCAAGCAACGCGCCTCGACTACTAGCTCCAGAAACCGATCCTCCCCTAACTGTGGGTCTTTCTGCGCATCCTGCAACTCCCGCCGAAGCTCAGAAATCACGGTTTCGGCCATGATTAAGTAGGTTTTGGCTCTATCGATGTGAGTTTTCACGACTTTTACCTCCAAAAACGACAAATTTACGCGTATTTTACCGGTGAAATCGATTTCAAAACGGTGATGTTCTCGCACAGTAAGCCAAAAATGTCTCGTACGGGTCGAAATTTGTGCTGTTTTTGGTGTTGTAGAAGGCTACACTGTCCTGCAAAATGGCCTGCCAAGTGCCGTCAGACAAGGCCGAATCGTCAAAACCGGCCATAAAAACGAATAATTCTTCCGGAATTTTTGGTGATTTTGCCTTCTTTTTCATGCTATTTCCCCTTGATATACATCAGTCTGCGGCCAAATTCGCCCGGAAATACCCCCAAAACGCTCTCGCAGCGTATCATCTCCTTCAAGGTTTTGGTCACTATATGCTCTGTGAGGCCCGTTCCTTTGATAATCTGGGCCTTACTCATCGGGTTATTCGATAGAACTGAATACACCGCCCGCCTCGCGGCGTCTGTATCGTAGACCAGTGTCTGTTTTTTCCGTTTCGGTGGCGTAGCTGCCGCCGTATTCAACATATCTATCAACCGCATATCTACTCCGACACTAATTTCTGTTTTGCCCGAAGGTCCGCCTGTACTTCTTTCATTCGACGGTAGGCTTGAGTATACAGGCCGAGCGGCTGTCGTAGCCAGAACTCTCGGTGCTTGGTGACGAACTCTCGAAGTACCACTAGCTCGTCTCCGGTACAGCCAAACTTCTCGGTCTTCTGCCAACGTCGGACTATAGAGGCTAGCACGGGGCCTACAACGTCTCGGGCGTACGTGGCTGCGGGTATGGTCTCCTTGCGTGCCGTTGCGGCCAACATCATACTTCCCTGCATGTCTGCCAGCGTGTTGTAGTGGGTCTCTGTGGCGAAGCCTAGAGCAAAGGCTTCTACCGCCATTCGCTCCCTGAGTTCGAGGTCATCGTTGACGACCCCGCGCATTACGAGCATAGGTATCTGCGTGGCGCGTGGCACACGTTTCTTTTTGGTGGTCATTGCGGCTTCGCGGTGGGCTTCCAGATCATGTGAGCGGTGGTCCCTGTCACGTGGTCTAGGCTGTAGGTGCCTACGTTGTCTTCCTCAGCTACCTTGATGTAGTCAGGGGCGCTGCGGCGTTCCTCAGAGCGTTTGTGCCAAGGCCCGCCAGCAAACTGAAGCGTGAAACTCATTACTGTATCTCCATGCGTGAGTGGTATGACGATTTTACCCTAGGCACTAAGTAGTGTCATTTCGATTCCTTCATTGCGGCATCAATTGCGGTGTCCCATAGGGCATTGCAATGGCCCTTTATTACCCACTCCAAGTCGGTTTCATCCCACGGGTTGTCTCTAATAAACTGATACCGTTCTGCATCCTGCACTACATCGGATGGCGGCAGCGGGTGGGCGTAGAGCGGAGTCCAACCAACGCGATTGACTCTGCTGTAATCGTGGTTTTCTGTGTCGTACCATCCAACAGGCTCTTGCTCCCGCAACTTGGCGAGGACTGCGGCTTCGTCAAGTTGTGGGGTTTTCCGTAGTCGTCTCATCGTTCACCGCCTATCTGCCCTTGCGATATGTGACGCCGTTGATTGTAACGCCTTGCCTGAGCCCGACACCATCAACACGTATGGGGTCTTTGCTCGAAAACTGCCCAAACGGAGTAGACACGGTATAGCCAGTGGGTCCTCCCGGTCGATACGACTGGCCATAAGACGGAAGTGATCCACCGTAGACGGTGTAGTTGCTTGGTGTCGTGTCTTGCGTAATGGGGGTGGCCTGAACCACGTTAGCCTCCCGCGACATCTGAAGCACTTCTGCATTTGGACACGGCTCAGAAGAATATGCCTTCCCGCATTTATAGATGGTCTCCGCCTGCACGCTGAATGCAAGTAGAACCAAAAGCAGCAATCTCATGGTCTTTTCCTCCAAGGTCTATCCGACCACCAAGCGCCGGCCCTGAATAGATAGAACGGGCGCAAGTCCTTTTCGACGATCTGTTCGCCCATGGCGATCCAGTCAAGTATCTTCTGTGCCATCTCTGGCGTGATGTCTTCTACATCGACTTCTAGCTTTTCGATCATGGTTTCCTCCTGTCCGCCTATTATCTCGCATCCAGCAAATAGACCAAACTACCACGCGGGCGCAACCTTGGTTGCCTATAGTGTAGATACACGGTAAGACCTTCGGTAAGACCTTCGGTAAGTACAAGGTAACGCTCTGGCCTGTCCCCGCGAATTTTTTCTAAAAGTGTATAGGGGGTGACTTCCGGCTTCGATCCGCGCTCTGCCCTGACTCTGACAAAAATTGGATACCCCTGAAATTGAAATCGATTTCAAAATTTAGTCCGACTCTAGTCCGACAAAAAAGGTTATGGGGGTGACCTCAAATCCGGTACGCAAAAGAAACCATACAAAAAAAGCTATGGGTATGACTCAAATTTTCGTCCGTACAAAAAACCTACTCCACCCTGAGGTTAAAAAAAAGGGGCATTATGTATGCCCGATTTTCTAATTAAAAGAATATTAACAAGGTTATTATAAAAATAATAAACAAACTAAATAAGCCGGATATATTCATAGAATGTATAAACGAAAATCGAAAAAGAGATAATCGAAAAACCAATTAAATAATAATCGGTTTTCTTTATTGCATTTCCTTTATATAACATTTGATTTCCTTTTAGTTAATCATCGCTCCCGGCAAGACTGCATCTACATTCTCGCCCGTTTGTTTAATAAAGCGGATTAATGCGCCTCGAATAGTTGCGCTCCAAATAATCCGAATTGTTTTAACTGAACCGAAAACGGTATAAGGTTTTTGTTCATGCTTGCGTTTCATCATATTCTCCATTATGGAATATGGCGGGCATCTCTGCCCGCCGTTTTTGATTAGGCTAAACCTAGCATTTGCATCATTGCAATTGCTTTGTTATTAACCTTTGTTTTCTCTTTCTCTGTTACTTTGTAGAAAGAGCGCCCGGTATTATCTGCGCCGCCCGCCTTCTGCATTGCCCGCAAGCTTGCGCCGCTTGTTGCCGCTTCCATTTGGTTACATGCTGCATCATAACCAACTGCGCCGATATCGGGCGTTTGCTCGCCTATGGCGAACGTTTGCGCGGCTTTGATGCCCCATACCTTAAACGCCCTTACGCGAGCGCTCGCGGCGTTTGTTGCGCGGATATAGCGGACCGAATTACCCGCAACAATTTTATATATCGTGTTCATTCTGTTTCTCCATTCTGGAATAAAAGGCGGGCATTTCTGCCCGCCGTTTGCCTACTTGGCTTTAGCTTCAATCATCATCTGATCAAAAAGCTTTTGGCCTTGTTTGCTGCCCGCCGGAATCGATGTCGCCTTATGCTTTTCGAGGAAGCTTTTAGCCTCTTCGATTTTCATTAGTTCAACATCTGCCAAACGTGCCCGGGGAAATGCTGTTTTTTGCTTCGTATGATAAGCGATAGCATTTACATAGAAGCGCTGAATTTCGCTCCCCAACTTCCCCGCCAAACATTCAACTAAAAGCGCTTTGTAATAAAGCGTTTTTGCTTTCGTTTGGGTTTGTTTGGTTTGGGTTTGTTTGGTTTGGGTTTTTTGTTGCATGGTATTTTCTCCGATATGGAATGAAAGGTTTTCGGTTTCGGGGTCTCGCCGATACAAGCGGCATCCTTTGAGACTACCCCTACATCCGCCGAATTTTTAAAGAGTGTTTCTGTTGCTGTGACTGAATTATAGTTGAAAATCGCGGATTGCAAGAACTTTTTTATAGCAATCCATGAAATATTTTTGTATCGATTTTCGCTCTTTTATGAATTTTCGCTATCTGTGGATAACTCGCTTGCATTTTGAGTTATCCCCAAGTTATTAACATATCAACAAGCTGGCCTGTGGATATGTGGATAACCTGTGGATAAGTCGCCGCCCTGTGGATAACCTGTGGATAACTCAAATCGCATGGCCGGCAGCCACGTTTTTAGCCTTTCAGCAGCAGTAACAGTAATAAAGGCTGGGTGCCAGCACTATATGTAATATTGGCTCAGTGCCAGCAGATGATGGAATAAAAGAAAAGCCCCGTAGGGCTTGGTGCTAGTTCATCTCAAAGCGGGCATCCTCACCGTCGTTGATCCAATCGATGTAGTCATGGACCGACTGGAAGCCATGCCCGGGCATCAGGTAGTTCTCTTCGACGCCTGCGCTGAACAAATCCATTTCGACATGGGCGAGGGCATCATCCGAGGCTGGAACATCAGCGGCGAAGATAACGGCGGCGACTGCTGCGGAGATGTGCATCTTGGACATACGAGGCTCCCTATATGGGGTTGGTGGTAGGAGTCTTCATTATCCCTACCCACAAGCCGCTCCGCTACCCTCACCACCGCCCCGGTGAAATCGATTTCAATCCTCAGCACCACCAGCACGCGACGGCCACCAGCAGGGGGTTGAGTTGGCTCAGTGCCAGCAGGGGACAGAAAACTTTTTCTGTCCATCGTTCAGCAGCAAAAATTCAGCAGCGCCAGCAGCAGGGCTGGCATGAAAATTAATCAGGAGGCTGCGGATAACTTATCCACAACCCCCTGTGGGTAACTTACTTGGCAGCCTTGCTGGCAGTCTGGACCATCATCTCGTCGTACAGACGCTGGCCCACCTTGCTACCGGCAGGGATGCTGGTCTGCTCGTGCTTCTTCAGGAAGGCCACCGCGTCCTCCGGCTTGAGCAGCGGCTCGTTGGCGAGGCGGGCACGGGGGAAGGTGGTCTTGCCCTTCAGGTGGTAGCTGCAGGCATTGACGTAGAAGCGCTGCAGTTGCGCCCCGTACTTGCCCATCAGCGCATCGGCGAGCAGCATAGCGTAGAACAGGGTCTTGGTCGCCGGCTTGGCACGCGGTGCGGGCTTCTGGGTGGGCTTGGCGGCAGCGGGCTTGGTGGTGGTCTTGGTGGTCATTTCAGGTCCCCTTTCTGGGATGGTATCCGGTCGCGTCTTGACCGTGAAGCCATTATGCCTGAAACAGCGACGAAGCACAAGCGGTTTGTATAAATATTTTTATAACGAAATCCAGCCGCCCAGACACCTACCACCAGCACCTATAACCGAAGGCAGCAGAGTAGTAATAAGGCGCACGTGCCAGCACCAGATAGCAGAGTCAAAAAGAAGGGAGGCACGAAGCCTCCCCAAATCACCATGCACCAACAAATCCGATCAGATACAGTATTCGTTATCCAGATAGGCGAGGATGCTCCACGCGGAGCGAGACTCACTATTCGCTTCCCGCCCGTCGTTGTAGCCCCACATCTGGGCTTCGTGGTAGGCGTCAGGATTAACGCCCTCGGGCGGAGAATCGAAATGCGATCCTTCACACGATCCGAGTTCAGCATCCACCTCCCCGGCTCGGAAACCATTTTGATAGGCAGCGTAATATGGCGAGCGGCGGGCAGATTGCTGCTGTGCTTGAAGGGACATCACATTCTCCTGTCTGGATTGAAATCGGTTTCAACTGCTAGGCTTCCCATTATCCGGGTTCAGGGGAGGGCCACAATAGACACATAATCGCGGGGCAGGCACCAGCAGTACTACTACAGTAGAGACAGTAGATACCAGCAGTAGTAGTAATGATGCCCACGTGCCAGCACTACATCGCTTTCCACCAGAAAGGTTAATGTTGTCGCGTGCCAGCACCTAATGGTTCTCTCTATAGGGCAAAGTGACATCACCCCCAATGAAATCGCACTTTTAGGTCCGATTTTGCACTATGACACTACTGCACAACTGCACAAAAACTATATATCTGACTCAGAAATCCCAGCACGACAGAAAACTTGCTGTGAGGGTGGGTAGATTTTTGGCACAAATAATGGAATTCATCGCAGATGTAGAATAGATCAGGCTTGTTTCTATTGGATTCAGTCTATATCCATTCTATCTTTCTTCTTATTGCACTTAGCCTCCCCGCCCACTTATTTCAATCTGTTCCTGCGGATGAATCTTTCGCAGCGAGATAGGTGTCTCCAATACAGAGTGTATACAGGAAGACTCACTAATAGGAATAGTAGTATGTCCCTCGCCCGCCTCACTTATCTCTCCACTACGTCGGCTATCCAAGGCTTGCAGTCGAGTTCCTTCCCGTAGGTAACAGTAAGTCCTCTCCGCGCAATTTCATAACGGAACCATTGCTGGTAGGGCTCACCGACTTCGGCCAGTGTATTGAAGTTGAAACCGATGTACTTATTCACATCATAGCGATAACGGAGAATACCTCCCCGCAACACAGTCAGACGTTCATTCATCTTTTCACCCTATGGATAGGTGCAGGGGAGTAGCTTGACACTAGCCCCCCGCGATCATTGACGATACGCCACGGATGCTCTCCCCGCGCAGGCGTATGCCATTTCAGATACTCAGGCGTGTCGGGCATGATGAGTACAGGCGTCTTGCCATTATTGAAGTACAGGCGAAGCTGTCCCATCACAATGCCTCGATATCTACCAGCACCTCATCTACGGCATCGTCCGACAACCAGCCGACTACGTCGTCCGTGACAGGGGTGGTGTAGCACAGGTCCCAATTCGCCCCGTCAGCGTCGAACTTGATTACCGCAAGCTCCCACTTCCCAGCTTCATGGCCGTAGCTGCCTTCGTGCCGCACGACGCTGGCACCATAGCCGTTCGGGAACTTGTACAGCCTCTGGACACCGCCCCGGAAGCTACGCTCTTGCAACAGATTCTTTTCACGCATTTGCATCTCCTCAGTTAATAGACAAGGCCCATCAGAACCAACTCTTCCGGTCCATACACTTTAGGTTTCCCGCAATGCTCGCATTCATACTTGCGAGCATCAGGCTCGACTCCGCTCTGCGTCTTGCCGCAGGCGAGGCAAAAGCCACGCATGTTGTCTTCCATGTTCTGCACTTGCTTGAACGACGGCTTGTACTGGACTAGGCCAGTGCGGGTGGTGTATTGCTTGCTCATCAGATGTCCCCTTTCTGGGATTTGAAATCGATTTCAATAACTACATTGTACGGAGCCAGTTACCCGCCGACCATGCTCACGAGTTGGTCGATGACGGCTGAAGGCACCATACAGATACCGCCCTCTGGTGGCGGCACATTGAACACTTTGCCCCATGCTTCTGAGCGAAGATGTACCACGCGACCAAGACGCTTGTGCGTACGCTCATCAGCTTCGATCAGGGCTATGTATCCCTGCTCTTTGCGATCTACGCAGGAGGGGCATAGCGACTGCCCAGTGACGGTGTGTTGCTCCATGCTTTCCCGCAGGCGCTTGTCTAGCAGTATGCTGCCAGTATCGAACACGGAGAGGCATACGGGGCACTGGTGCTGCTCCAAAGACACATGGGATTTCATCCTTTTTTCTCCTGTCTGGATTGAACATGATGCTATCTTACGTATTCAGTTACCGACATGCAAATTCACATGTCGGACTGATTTCACGCGTTTTCAGGGCCTATAGCGTTTGGGGTAGGGTCTGGTATAGGCGAGGAGGTTTCAGCGTCTCCTAGAGCGATTGCAGCGTCCTCTTTGGGCTTGTCAGGGAGCCTTTCTACCAAATCCCATGAATCCGTCCCCAGAGTGCTATGCCGACCATCAATTGTCCAGATGGCGTACAGGGCTCGCGGCTTCCTGCCGTCTTTGTATGGACGCCAGACTGTGCCCTTGACAGGGAATGTAGCACGAATGCCTCCGTCGTCAATCTTGAACACGGAAGCGGTCATGCCGTTACGCATCCTGTAAAGGCCCACGGTGATTTCAGTTGTGGTATGCGTCATGGCATCCTTTCGAGCAGAACAGGCCGTTGTGGTAGTAGATATGGCCGTTGTCCAGTTCGGTGTAGTACTGGAACAGCTTCCCGCTCTTGCGTGTCTGCCCGCACCATTTGCAGGAGGACGTGGTTGCTACCGTCTCTTGGTGCAGTTCTTCCCGAGCGAACGGGTCACGTGATATCAGAGCCATCGTTTTGCTGCCTCCTCAGTTTTCATCTTGGAAATGAACAGGAAGTGCGTCGGTAGTCCTTGCCGCACCCGTTCACGGATGTATTTCTCGCACGAGTGGCGGGTGCCTGTATGCATTGTCTGCAGATAGACCTCTCGCCCTCCCGAGCACTTGGCATAGACATGACTCACAGCGCCCATGATGACAGCCTCCCGCAATCGTACATCAGGTCGAAGTGCTTGGCGGGCGCACGATACTTCCGCATGAATGCGTAGCACTGCTCCCGCGTCCCCTCGAAGAGAACACGGGTTACCCCATGCTCCGCCAGACTACGCCGGCAAATAACGCGAAGGTGTTCAGCGCTCATCTTTTCTCTCCGCAGGAATGAATTGAACCTTGTACGACACGTAGCATCCAGTCTGGACAGAGTAGCGTACGGAACCAAGCAGTTCTGCCTCATCCTTAATGAAGACATACCAGAGCCCCTCCGCCATCTTCTTCACGGTGAAGGGCTCGGACAGTTGCTCGATGTCGAAGAGAGACAGAAGGGCGTAATCGAAACGGGGATGGTACACGGTGTAACCTCCTGTATGGAGTGGTTGGTGTTTCTATTCTACTGTTCCAGTAGGGTGAAGAGAAGGTCCAGATCGCAATCTTCCGTCTCCACGATCAAGTCCGTTGCCGCCTTGTCCAGCGCTTCGTGTATCCGGGTGAGGGTACAGTTGGACCACCCCTCCGCAGGCGGGTACCGGCATTCGGCCAAGTGCACGATCTGATTCAAGACTTCAGGTGATACTAGCGGATAGCGTGCTGCCGCTTTCTTTACGATGCCACGCATGGCGTTCTCCGGTATTGAATGAACATGTAGCCATGATACGGAGCCAGCTAGTACTCTGCTAGCTCCACATGTGAAATCGATTTCACTCGATTTCAGCGTTTGCTGTCTCTAGGGTAGGGTGAGGTATGCCCGCCCGATTTCAGCGCCTCCCAGCGCGATGCCAGCATCCTCTTTCGGTCGATCAGGAAGGCGCTCCATCAAATCCCATCCGTGTTCCCCCACGGCCTGATGCTGTCCGTTGATCTTCCACGTGGTGAAGATACCACGACGACGGCCATTCGACTGCACCCGTCCCCAGATGTGGCCCTTGGCAAGAAAGGTAGCACCTATCCCGCCGTCGTCCAGCTTGAATACAGTAGCAAACTTCCCACTACGCGTACGGTACTTCCCTACAGTAACTTGCATGTTCCCTCAGTTTGAAATCGATTTCACTTTACGGTAGTGGTCGCTCAGCAGCTTAGCGATCAGCGCTGCGGCCTCCCCGTCCTCAGAGCAAACGCAGATAACGTTACCCTCGCTATCCACGACGCCTTCCTGCAATCGGCCTTTCAGCCAATCCTTGTCCACTTGTACGATATCACGTGTGTATTGCGGCATGTTTTCCTCACTTATTGATGGTCTTCACGCAGCGTCAGGACCGGCTTTCCGTCGATCTTGCGCAGAATATACAGGTACCCATTAGCGTAGAAGCACCGCCCCCGCCCGTACTCATCAGTGTAGGCGTTGATCTGTGCCTTCGCAGTGCGGGCAGTAGCATAGAACGAGCGAGTCGCTTGTTCAGTTGTTATGTGTGTTTCGTCAGGCATGTGCTGTCTCCCAGAGGGTGTAACCTTCGGCGGACAGGAGCGACCGAACCTCGTCCAGTGACATGTCATCGAACCAGCGAAGGTGCGTGCAAGGCACTAGGCTCAGTTCGTAGAGGTAGTTACCTCGGTGCCAGACGGCAACGCGACGACCTTCAGGGTCGCGGTATGCTTCAATGTAATGGCAGATCATGTCGGCTCCTGTATGGATTGGCGATATGGTTATTTTAGCCTACCACCTATCCTCCGTCGAGTAGCACCTAGCTTTCATCTCAGTCCATTCCTTGCGGTATATCCAGCGCATTCGCCAGATTATCGCCCCGGCAAGGGCCAACAGAACGCCGCACACGCGGCCAGACATCACCTCAACGTTGAAGAAAGCCATCAACCCAAACACACCGTATAGGTAGGGCAATAGCTCGTAGATCGGCTTTGGCAGCATCACAACCTCCCGTGGTTACTCTGCCCAGAATGGTACCACGCCATGTGTCGGTCCGCCCAGTAGGCTTGGCGTGCCGTTCACCGCTACGTAGATCAGTTCGCTTTGCGTCGGTATGCTTACCTCGCCCGCCCACACAACAGCAATCGGTCGAATGGTGTAGCGCTCGCAGTCATTACCGAAGGCCGGCAAAAACCCGATAGCCACAACCTGCCCGACAACGTAACAGGTCCTGTCGTTCGGGAAGTCATAAGACCGCACAACGTCCTCGACCTTGATGGCATCAGCGATCACTGCGTCCCTCCCACACAAGGCCGAACACGCTCGGGAAGTAGGCAGCTTGCATGTCCGTGCTTTCCTTCGAGACGTACACGCGTCCCGTAGAAGCAGGCTTGTGCGGCTCCTCAATCCAGCGAATAACGGTCTCTTCGCCACGGAACGAGGTAACGGTATCGCCAACCTTGACTGGCAGGCGGGTCTTTTCATGGATCAGTTGCATGATTGCTCCTTTCTGGAATCGATAGGCGTCATTATCCCGTTCCAGACTACGATTGAAAGCTCCACATCGCCCGCGTTGAACGGCTCGTGCACGCAACGCAGCGCATAGTAGTTGTCGAATATGCAGAAGTTCCACTTGCGATCACGCAAGTAATACTGGTGGTCGTCCACCATGTGACCGTCCTTGTACATCAGCTTCTTAATCAGGTCAAAGCTGTGCCAGTCGTTGAGGTAGGTCTTCAGCTTGTGCCAGAACTCGGACTCCTTGTAGATTTTGGGGTCGTCATCAGTGCGGATAACGCGAAGCCCGCCACGCGTGCGCTCTACTAGCATGTTGTCCTCAGATATACGTAACGTAGAACTTGGATTCAGGGAACTGCTCCCGATTGTCTTCGATCCAGTCGAAGCACTCGCCCTCATCGCCGGAGGAAACACAGAACTCCTCCCCGGTTTCGGTAACTTGCATTACACAGTATTGGTCGCCTTGGTCAGGCATGGCCTGCTCCTTTATGGATTGCGTTGGTGATGTCGCCATTGTAGGGGTACCACTACCCCGACGCTACCCCCCACCTACTTTGAAATCGATTTCAAAATGCAGGCTTGCATACAGGGCCTACCAGCCTCTGCAGTCTCTGGGTAGTACCTGAGCCTACCCGCGCCCCGCCAGTGCGCCCCAGAGCGATTACAGCATCCCCTTTAGCGGGCAGCATCCGCCCCGATCCGGGTATCGATTCGCCAGCAGCCTAGTAATGAACGCGCCATGCCAGTAGGGCATGAGGCCAAAAGAAAAGGCGGCACGAAGCCGCCCTCTTTACCCAGCATGCCGCATCCGTTTTCGGACTGCAGCTACCGTGTTCTCGATAGTCTTCGCCTTTCGGGTCAGCTTATCGTCGTCGCGCTCCAACACGGTGACGCGTACGATATCTATCAGTTCACGCTTGCCCGGATGGATAGCCAGCATGCGCTCGGTAGATACCTTGACCCCGGCCCGTGCAGCGTAGGCTGCGGCCACGGTATCCTTGGTGTCGGTAAAGAATGCCTCACCGATCTCCGCCCGAAGGAACATCTCAGTGAGTGTTAGCTTTGGCAGCATTTAGTATCTCCTTCACCTCTGCGGGCAATTCGCCGAACTGCGCCATGGCCTTCAGCGCCCGCGCCATAGTGTCCCTATTGACGGACTTCAGAAACTCGGCTGCGCTATCCAGCGAGTTCTCGCTAGCAAGAACAGAGAAGTTCGCGGCGAGCAAGTTGATGGCAACATCAGTCGATAGGCACATAGCCTCTCGTATGGCTGCACGTAACTCACCGTCGTGGTCCTCCCCCATATTCGACAGGATGTCTATGCGGGTATGCACGTTGCGCAACTTGGCTACGTCGCGCTCCAGACCGTCAAGAATGTGTGCCATTCAGTTTCTCCTTGTAGTATGCGATACGGTCAGCGGCGTCGAGTGGTTCCTTCCACATCAGCGCATTGCCTTCCGGCGACTTGCGTAGATCGAACACGGGTACGTTGAAGTACTCGCACAGGCGTTGGTAGTGCTGGACCGTACCGCCGCCTGACAGGACGGTCCTGTTGCTGATTGTCAGGATGAAGCGGTTGTCCTCAGTAAGGACAAGGTACCCGCTACTCCACGCGGCTTCCCGGACATGCTCGATACAGCGACGGATACTCTCGCGCTCCTTCGCACGGGCCTCTGCTACTTGGCCCCATTCACGAAGGCGGCGAAAGTACCACCATGCCTTTGCGTCCTCGTTAAGAAGCCTATACAGGGTTTTGGTGGATTGTTCCATGTGGGCTCACCGTAAGGTAGTGGGTTTGTTCGTCAGAATGGTAGTCGTAGATCGCGCCGACAGGTTCCGCCCCGCCGAAACGCATCCAGTCCTCCACCATGCTCTCCATGTCCTGCCGTACAGCCTTGCGGCTAGGGTAGGTCCGGATATCCGGTACTGCACAAGGCATGCTGTACCATAACGCCGCTCTGCACTTCATTTGATTCTCCTCTATGGAATGCCATAGACGAATTATAACGGAAACAGTGTCCTGTGGGTACCCGCCACGCGCTTGAATACCTCGGCCAGTTCCGGGTCCGCCCCGAACATGTAGCTGGAGTTCAGGCCGCGACCAGTATCGAGTACGCCATAGACACCATTGGTTTGTAGCTCCTCACATAGAGTGGCGAGCGGAACGGCAATGCCCATGTAGACACAATCGGACGGGTCGGCCCATGTCAGGTCCACTATCCCGCCACCCTCCTGTACGCACCATGCGTGGTGTATTGGCATAGGCAGCGAGCTACTGACAGCAAGCCCCTCGTAGTACGTCAGGCTAAAGTCGGCCAGCGCCGCGTTGGCGGAGTTGCTGAAGCACTCCTTCATCTGGCCGCGCTTGTACCCAGAAGGCAATGCGTTACCGGCGACCAACACGCCATTGCGTAGAACGAAGCGCTCCAGCAAGGCGTGGTGCCCCAACCGTGCCCAGTTGGATACGGTCTCCTCTAGCATGCCCAGCAAATCGACTACCATACGAACCCCAGCGATTCGATTACCTTACGGAATTCTACGAGCAACCCCGGCAGTCTTGTTTTCAGGGCCGTGGCGAGGTTTTCATCGATCAACTGATCCTCTGTCGCCTCCGGCCAAATGGCAGTGCTACGAGCGTAATCCAGTTCCCTAATCTTGCCCTCCCCGATCCGCCACCAAGGACGGTACTCGATACGGTACGGACACGGCGGCTGCTCTGCGGAGTCGGCGCTCTTGGGCAGCATGAACAGATCGATCTCGTTTCCCTCCTCGTCGATAGCCATCAGATGCCAAGCAGGCAATCCGCTTCGCCCATTCACAAGCTGCCGCTTCTCGCCTTTCAGCAAGCCATAGCGATCCTTGTTTCCAGCGTGATACACCGTGTTCTCGATGTAGGGCCACGGGCCGAATGGGTGGCATCCGCTCCACTTCTTGAGATCAGCGATGTGCGGTGGAATCTGAGCCAGAATGGCCTTCGGTACGTCATCCACACCAACGTACTCAGAGGGGTTCATCCCGCCCTCCAACACAACGTCGAAGGCAGCATAGAAAGCGTTGCTTCCGTTCCCGCAGTGGTCATCCCATCGTGCAGAGATACGGACCTCATAAACAGAGGCGCGAGTTCCCACGGTAAAAGGTGGTGAGCGCCAGAGTTCTTTCTCCTGCGACTTCACCGTCTTGCTGCCTTGTGCCTCGGGCAGATCGCGTTGCCATTGCAATGCCATGTCAGTCTCCTATCCGGATTGAAAGGAAGGGGCACGAGGCCCCTCCGGTTAAACAGCGAGCGATACGGGAACGATGTGCTGCGCCCGTACTTTAACATCGGCACCGTCGCCCTTGAGGAACAGCTTTTCAAAGCCCTTCTCCTCAGCGGCGTCGAACTTCCGGGCCTTGAAGAAGCCCACACCCGGTTCGCTCAACCGGACACGATCCCCCTCCTCGACCAGATTGCCCTTGGTCTTGGCGTGGTAGCGGATCGCAGTCGCGCCGATCATCGCTTGCAGCGCGGAGCGCATGACGGCAGGGCGGTTCTTATCGAACATGCCCAGAACGGTCATCGCCGCGATGGTATGCGCAAACAGGCGCGGGCCGCTTTGCGGGCGAGCGATGTCAGTGATGATGTGGAGGTTCTTCACAACCTCCTTCATCGCCGTCCTCGCAGCGGGCTTGGCCTTGACTTCAGGCTTGGCCTCCGCCTTGACAGCGGGCTTGGCCGGAACCTTCTTCAGTTCCGTGGTCTCGGTCTTGACAGAGACCGACTTGATTGCCGGATGCAGCTTGCTCTTGCTGGCAGGGACCGGCTTGGTTTTGGTAGTAGCCATCAGAAACCTCCTTATGAGATGAAAAGAATTTGTCTTGCGACAATTCGTATATTACGGGTCCAGCTACCGACCCGCAATCGTCACGTTACTCCACGGATGCTTGGTTGGAGAGGATAGCCACGCAATCGTACTGATCGCCCAGCAAGTCCTCGATATGGACAGGTTCGACGGTGACAGCCGCTCCCTCGAAACGAGTGAGGACGGCAGCGTGTGCCTCCTCGATGTTCTCGCCCAGTGCGACAACGAAGTCACAGCCGCCCGCGTCATAATCAACAGCAAATCCGAATACAGGCATGATGCCTCCTTTGTGAAATTGATTTCAAACCGATTCTACGGTGCCAGAGTTAAGCTCGTCGGCCCACATAGACTCGCTTTCCGACTGCAGAACGTTCTCGATGATGTTCTCCTGCACGAGCATGAATGCCGCCTTGATGGCATCCGTGAGAACACGGTACTCCCCGTCATCGACCACATCGTAGTCATCCGGCTCCCAGAACGAACCCGGGATACGGGCAACACGTTGGACAATGAACCCCGGCACTTCGATGGTCTCTGCCGTCTTCGCACCGATTCGCGGATGCTCGACCTGAATGTCAGCGGGCGCTACATAGACCCACCCATCGATCTCCAGAAGGTAACCGTCTTCGGGTCCGCCGACAGTAACGGCAAGCTTGAGTGCCTTGCCCACTGCGTTTGCGTAACGAATAGCGTAATCACGAGTATCCATCGCATACCTCAGATAGCGGAAGTGGAATGAACAACAGGCTGACCGTTCTTCTCGGCCAGCATGACTGTGATCTCATAGGCTTTCTTCAGCTTGAGGATGCCCGCCGCTTTCAGTTGTGCCTGATGCGAGGTTTCAGCTTCAACCTCGATGCGCTTTGATTTGTAGAAACAGACGTAGCCGTTCACTTGCTTCTCCTTTCCGGATTGAATTGCGATGTAGCCATTATCCATAGCCAGTTGGCTAGGGGCAAGAGCCACTTACCCGCTAATGGGTGGACAGTAGCGCGTCCGCTACCCCCCCCACCGCGACCCTGTTATTGGCGAGCATGTCAGGGCTAGCTCGGTACATATGAGCAGCATTGTGATTACCTCCTTTCAGTATCCCGCCTGCCGGTTGATCGGACCGGCAGGGTAAAGGGATGGATTACTCTTCAGTTGTCGGTACCCCAGAGATGGTGATCGGGTCCGCGCCCGAAATGACCGCCCCCAGCGCCTCAACGAAGCCGGTCAGCATGTGCGGCGGCATGGCGATGAAGTGGTAGATATCACCGACTCCATCCGGTTGTTCGATGCAGAGGGTGCCATTGACGAGGGACACGCAAACATCCTGTACGACGTTGGGTTCGGAGCAGTCGCGCTCCCCGTCAAACTCCACGAAGCGGTACGACATCCTGTTACTCCTTCACGTAGGCGTTGAAGCCGATGATGACACCGCCCGTCCCCTCGATCAGCTTGTTGCCGGAGGACGTTGCCACGATGGTCGTCTTGCCGGAGGCAGACTTGCCGTGCCGGCTCTTCAGGTTGATCCGGAGGATCAGTTCATCGCCGACGATCTCGCCGGTCAGGTTGGTACCGAGTTCAACAGGTTTCTTAGCAGCCATTTGTTTCTCCTTCTGAGATATACCGGGAAACGCCCCGGCGACGTTTGAATTATCCATGTCCAGCTACGTAGGGGCTAGCCCCACGTGACGCTGTAGTTCTTCGCCTTTGCTTGTTTGACGAGGGCCAGAAGCTCCTTCGCTCTGGCCTGCACGTACTGCGTATCACGCCCGCAGTAGGTAATGATGCCTTCACTGCGCGGCTCCTCTTCCAGAAAGGCGGAGGTAATGCCGCAAGACAGGAGGGTGAGCTTGACGGCCAGATCGTCCATGGCCGATACCGGAATACTGCCGCAGCAATCCGCTTCAAGGCCCAGTTCCATCAGGAAGCTGTAGGCATTGTGGTTGGACATGTTGATCTCAGGTAACTCAGAGACCTCCTCCTCTGCCCAACCATGACCGCCGCAGTAGCCGCAATCAAGGCCCTCCACGTAGGCAACCACGCCGCTCCCTTCGCAGAAGGGGCAAGGGCTGCGCTGCGTAGAGCGCGGGGCTTCAGGTACCCAAAACGTAATCGACATCAGAGCTCTCCTTTATGGGATGAAATCGGTTTCAAATTTCGATGATGCTATTCTACGGAGTCAGCTAGCTTGTCGATACGGACACATCGCGGCACACGAATCTTTGCGTTCGCGTTCATACCCACGAAGCCATTGCGGAATGTATGGTAGGAGTGCATTGCAGCGCGGAACCAGTTCTCCAGTTCGCCACGGTGCATATTGCCTTCCGTCACTTCGGCGGAGATACGCATGACGATCTCGACAGTCTCACCGCCCGCGTACCCAGAGAGTTCTGAAGCAGCAGGGGGTACAGTAATATCCATGCCAGTACCGGATGGACGAACACGGCGTAATCGTGTCGGGTCCTGTACAGGGCGGGAACGTGTGCGCTTTACCTCAGCCATGAAACACCTCACGTTGGGTAGCGATACCGTCAGCTACTGCGGCATCCTGTAGTGCGTCTATCAGATTTACTAGACCATCAGCGACGGGGTGCGTTTGCTGGAGAAGCCACGACTTCTGCATGCGCAGCATGCGCCAGTCCATACGCTTCATAGTCTTGATGGTTTCGGTATAGGCACTCATGCGACCTCCCACTCCGCCGCGTTGAATTCAGTAATATAGAAACAGTCCTTGAGCCCATGCTTCAGGGGCAGCTTGAACTCCTCCGGCCTAGTCTTCCATGTCTGCACCTTGCCATTGACCCGCGCCCGCAGAGGGGTCTTGTCCGAGTTCTTCAGGGACTTGTGGTGCAAGATTTGGCCGGAGTGCAGGCTAAGGGCGATTTGCTTGGTAATCACTTTTTGGCCTCCCAGAGGTAGCCGTTGATACGGCAGCTAGTGCCGTAGGTGTTCTTGCGCATATCCACGCAAGGCTGCGGCCTGCCGGAAACAGGGTGGCGCAAATCAGGGTGGGTGCAATCGTGGTACTTGACCTCACTGAAGGCATTTGCCTTGAAGTACTTGCACTCGATACATACGGGACGTTCAGCCATTTGGTTCTCCTATCTGGAATTTGAAATCAATTTCAATACCTACATTCTACTCGGGCAGAGGCTCCTTGCGTAGCTTCACCTTACGCTTCGGTTTGTGGTCGCCGCGTACAGCTAGCACTACGCTGGGGTCTGCACTCATAGTCCGCTTGAGAACACCGATAGATAGGAGCGAGACGCCCGCCACGCCCCGGCCTTTGTGTTCCCCGAACAGCTTACGTTTCACATGAGTTCCTTGATGAGCTTGAGCCGCGTACTGATCTCTTCAGCGTATGCCTGATCCTTGGACCGTAGATCGAAGAAGCCCTGCTCGCACGCGGCTACATTGGGCGGGGCAGGGCGCGTAGCGTCGTAGTTCAGGTCCTCGACAATATCGGTCGGACCGGTATCGTAAAGGTAGGCCACGGCGTCTAGCGCGGCAAGCACCCGGAGGGTGTCCTTCAGCGTCACTCGTGCTGCTTTGGCAATCAAGTCGGCAACACGAAGGTTGGCGGGAAGGGTCAGTTGTTTGGTTTCGGTCATTCGATTCGTCCAGAAAATGCGTGTTGATTGCGGCTACCAGTCTTGGAAAAGTTCGTAAGAACACGGTAGCCCTGTGCGTAGGCTTGCTCACTACGGGCGTTCTGCAATTGCTTCTCGCAGTACTCGTCCGTTTCGTGCATGCCGATCATAGCACCGTCTGGGCATTCAATCACGTAGTCGCATCTATCGACCGAGAACAGGGCGAAGCGCATGAGAGGCGACACCATATTTCGGCATAGCATTACGCTGGCGATAGCAGGGCGCTCCCCTACGCGGCTGTTCCAGTTCTTCTGGAATGCGGCAGTCGGATCGTCCGGGTTAAAGCGCAAGCCCATGAAGTCAGAGATTAGGGCACAACCGGAAGCGGACAAGTCGCAAAGCACGCGCATACCGTAAGCACACGCCTCCCCGGTCAGCGGGTTTATGCCGTACGGTACCAGATCATTAAATGAATAAAGATGTTTCATCACGCTTCTCCTTTATGGAATAAATGCGGACATGCCGCGATGTTTGTATTATACCCCGCCAGAAACCCCCGGAAAATATGCACAAAAACGCATTAAATTTTCAAACAGCGGGGTTTCCGACTATAGGTGCTATCGTTTTCGCACTACGCGCCTAGCTTTTGGTGCATCGTCAGGGAAAAAAGCAATACTTTCACGCTCTGCCGGATGGTTTTTTGCATAAGCCTTTATACCGTTAATCAGCCAATGCTCACCGGTCAAAGTCAAGTAGTAGAAGTCGCCTTCTTCTGTGCAGTCTTTTATGAGATAGCCCTGCCGCTCCAGATACCTCGGTGCATTCTTCCCCACGATGGCGTGGGCTTGATCTACCTGCACTTTGGCAAAACCGGATAGGTCACGCTTGAAGCAGCGCCAGAGTTCCAGCTTGGTAACAGGGTTGTCCTTTGTAAATTGTGCCACTTTAGGTTTCATGCTATGCCTTTTCACCGGGGCCTATAGCGATGACACGGCGCTTGGGTGGGACGTAGTTTGTATCGCTCATCCACGCCACCGCGTCTTCGTATGTACCCTCACCAGTTTTGTTGAAGTAATCCTTGGTCCGATCTCGCCGGTTGTACACTACCCAACCGTATTCGTACCGCCCACCGCCCACAGACTGCAGCATTTTGCTGCGGTCCTTTACCGCATTTACTACAGTGGTCT